CAAAGTCCAAAAGCTGTATGATTATAACCTTTTACATGTGCTTGAACTTCATCGTCTTGACGACCTTGTTCTATAGTTCCATCTCTTTTAATGACAATTCCATATCCAATTTTTAGCCACCCAAATTCTCTATGTACTCTGTCTATATCTTTTACTCCCCATTTTTGTGATGGACGAGTTTGTGAACAATGGATAACAATATATTTAGTTTCTTGTCGCATTTTGTTTTTCTTTAATCTCCTTTAACCAATTATCTGGGAAATGTTTTTTAGTGGATTGAATACAGTGGTATTTAAATCCAAATAAATCACACCACTTGCCATAAGTAGTTTTAGATTTTTTACCTATTCTTGTTCTTGAATTAGAAAAGATAAATCTAATATCTAATTCTGGGTGTTGTGCTTTAATTAATTTATGTTTTTTTCTATCTGCTGAATTGAATGAACCTTTACTTTCAATAATAAAAGATTTTTTAATAGGAAAGTCTGGTGTGTAATGTTTATTTTGAGTAGGTTGGGAGAAGACTATCTTCATTCCTTCATAAGTAAAATCAACATTTTTACTTGTTAAGAAAATATGGATAGCTTCTTCCAATCCTGACTTTAACCAAACGTCCTTAGAAATCTGAACCCGTTTGAATTTCTGCATTTGCCTTTTCATCTGAGTTCGTTTCTTCTTTTTTAGTAGTTTCAAAACCATCTTCTTCTATGAAGACATCTTTGTCTTTACCTTCTACTAGTTTGATTATTTGTGCGGCTTTTAATCTTGCACTTACTCCTGCACCGATTGCAGGTGAATTGTAAGGTATTAATTGATAAGCCACTTTCATTAAAGAACCACCCCAAATATTCTTGTTTGCAGGTATGGGATTTTTCTTTGCATCAAAAAGAGCAGGTCTTTGAGAAAACTTTTCATTAGTTTTCTTGTTAGTTCCCGATGCTCTCATTTTGAATTTGAAGAAGACATTGTCCGCTTCAACCTTGTAAGGTTTTGGTGCAGGTTTAACTTTTTTACCTTTAGCTTCTTTTTCCGCAGTAGCTAGACTGTCTTCAATAGCTTGGTCAAATAACTTAACCATAGCTGAAGCATCTTGTTTGCCTACTTTTAAAGTAACCTTAAATTCTCCCCAATCGTTAAATCTAACGTCTGGCTTATTTAAGTGCGGATAAATGCTTTCACCAAGAACACTTACTCTTGTTGTTATATCACTCATATTTTTACTCCTTATGATTGATTGTGAAATGACCAACCGAACAATTAGGCGGCTAACTGTTCAGCTAGTCATTAGTGGAACTTAATCCATGCAGTAGTGCATTGGTTGTGATAAAAAAATGCTAAATACAGAAAAACACAGATTTCTTAACTTGGTTTAAATCTAGCTTCCCCTTTACAGGACTTTCAGGGAACTTTTTCAAATTCTTATCAGATAGCATTTCTTTCATTTCATTTGCAAAGTTCTGTAAAACATCACCTTTATAAATTTCACAAAAACTATCACGAATTGCAGTAGCCATTATTTTGGTATCAGGACAAGTGCAACCAAAACTGTCATGGATTAAACTATAATTATCTACTCCTGCTTCTTTTGCATATACCACAGCTAATTGAAGTACAGCAGCATCAAGAGAATGAATAAAATTAGGACATATGCCTAAAGATGTAGCTCTTTTATCAATTACATTCTTATCTGAAGCAATCGAAAGTTTAACAATGCTATCTCCCATTTTGGTTTTTACACGTTTACTTTCTTTTTGGTAATACATCATTTGAACATGAAATCCCAATGGGGTACTCCATGCAACTGGAAGGTTCTCTGATGATACTAACCTGGAAATTGTTTTTAAGTAAATCATTATTTTTTTTGCACTAACTATAATTTCATTAATTGCTTCCCAGACTATTGGATTTAAATAATTTGTTGCTTTAAATAAATCTTCACCAAATTCATGTTGTCTGCCTCTTTCATTTTTTTCCTTAACAACGTGGTCTTCCAAATATTGTCTGCAGGAATACATTGTTAAAGAATAAGGTAAACACATAACTGGTTTCTTACAGATTTTTCTATCAACTCCATAAGCCAACCAAAGTCCTGAATAGTAATCGTCATGATATTTTTTCTTTTCAGTGTCTATTCTAGGAAATTTTTTATAGTGCCTAAGTTTATCCATAACTTTATTTGCTACTAAATTATAGACATCACTTGGTTTATCTAATGGAACTAAGTTTGTTGCTTTTCCACCAAACTCATCTCTCATTAAAGCACTGTAATGTTGTAACCCGGAATTTGAACAATCTGCTTGAATAGGAAGTGTAGTAATAAAACTATCACTGTCTTCAGCTAAAGAATATGCCTTGAACTCATAGCACCATGCCAAGAAACAGAATGGTTTGTCTGCACTCGCCCACCAGGAATATTCAAGTGGTTTTGTTGCACAATCAATTATCTTGTTTGCATTGGCTTTTACCCATTCAACTCTTACTGATAATTCTTCCTTATCAGCTTCACCAAAAAGATTTGCTCCTGCTATTGCAAAAGTATCAAAGTTATCTCCCATTCTTTTTCCAAATTTAAACTTTAATAATGCCCTCGAATAATCAGCACCTTGTGGTGATAACATTGCAGGTTTTGGATATATGCGTCCTCTGAAATCAAGTTGATAAGGATAAAAAAATCCCCCTTTATCCAAAAGCATTTTAGCTTCTTCCATTATCTGACGCACTTGTATGTATTTAGAGTTTTGTTTTGCTCTTTCTGAATAGACCTTAGATGCTTCTCTTTTCCATTTAATCAGTACTTTTTTATCATCATCAATATTCAATGGTTTTATTGGAAGTTCAATTGTTTGTGGATTTACAGGAAGTTTTCCCAAACAGAAATCATTCTCCATACAGGTCTTAATTACTTCATATATATCCTTATTAATTACCCATTCGGTATGTTGCATAATATTAACCGACTGGTAAACGATAGGCATTTCGTGAACTCTATTTTTAAGTTCTTCTAAATACCTGCGATTTGTTGCTTTAACGAAATTATAGTGCATTATTTTTGCTCCTTACTTTTAGACAAAGTATTACTAATTTCCTTTGCCGATTGTTGTTGATAGTTATGCTTTTTTCCGTAGTAACCACCTACAAATGGATTTTCCCATTCTCTTGGTGGCATAAGCATTGGTAGATATTTAGGATAAAGTGCTTCATTCTTAATATTGAAGTTCTTTATTTCTTCTACAATTTTTGGGGTGGCTTCAACGTAAGTAATTGTTTTAGTTCTATTACGTTTTCTATTTTGATGTTTAACAAGACCTAGCAGTTCACAATAAGAAATTATCTTACAACCCAAATGTAATCTGCCTTCTTTACCCCAGTCATCAAAATCGAGTTTATGTTTGTTCATACAGTAGACCCAAACATTTCTTTTGTATTGATAGCGGTTTGCGTTTTGTGGAATGTTCTTACCAGTTAGTCTTTTGGCTATCTGATTGTACTTATCTTTTTCTCTATCTTTAAAAATAGTTATCCTAGCTTCTAACATTAAAGCTGTACCCATTTTTATTGCTAATTTATTCAGGGTTGTCTCACCAGAAATCCCATCAATTATATTTTTTAAAGCAATTAGAGAAACTGTGTCCCAAACTTGTGGTCGTTTATCTATAAAGATTTCATTTACAAAAGCTGAATTTGGTAGACACTGGCATAACAGTTTTAATGCTGTTAATTTATTACCTGCTTCACCATTATTCATAATATTAACTTCTTTATTAATCATTTCTGATAATTTGGTGATGTACTTTTGCTGTAGCACAATGCCATATAGTGTTGTGCTTTCTTGATTATCTTGAACCGCTTCTTGAATTAATTTCTGGTATCTATCAATACCGCCCCTAATCATGGCTTCTTCAAAATTCAGTTCTTCTTCTATCTTCTTTGTGTAGTCAGAGTTTTTTTGAAACTTGCCGCCAACACCAACTCGAACTAATTCTTCTAATTGTTGTTGCATTAAAGTCTTTTGGTCTTCTGTACTCATTGCGTTCTATTCCTTATGTTATGAGTATGCGGCAGTGAATGTGTTGCGTTCAAAATTACAGCAAACCAATAGATTTGTTGCATTTGTTGCAAAAACTATCCACTACTGCATACATCTAGTTTTTAAAAAATAGACGTTGCTATTGAAGAAGAATATGCGGTAGTGGGTATGTATGAAGTTAGTTGATATATCCTAAGACTAGCGCGTATACCAATTCCGCCACTTGCCCTAAATTTTACAAC